AACTAACTTTTTTATAAATCCTGCGTGTGTAGTCTGTCATCTCGTGAACCTATTCTGCCGTACCTGTAGTTGTTAAGGAATTGATTGATAAAACGACCTTTTGAGGTACTGTTTGCAAAGTTATTATAAACGCTTTCAGGGACATGAGAGTATTTATAAACATCGTTTGCACGACTACCGTTAAGGTGTGGCTGAAACTTAACATACACAGTACCTAGTGTGTTTGTATGTGTAGCCACCCCTGCCTTTTCAATTAGATATTCACGGTCTGGTGAATGTGGTACAAACTTGTGTGAAGCAACTCGTGTACTTTTCCCTGGACCTTGATTATAATTGTCTTTTGGCGGCTTTGCATCAATAACTGTTTGAGTAGTGTAATCAATGGTAAGTCCACCATTTTCCCCAATTTCCATGGGGTTTCTTTTAGGTACTCGTGGTGTACCAAACATCTCAAATTGAGGTAGATGAGACTCTTCTACCTCTCTATCAGGGATGGTCTGAGGTATTAATTGACGCATCTCACGATTAGCGCCAATACGACCTTCTTCAGCAAGAAGGTCGGTTAGTGGTGATCTACCTAGTCTCTTCCTCGGAGCCATTATCTTCCTGTTGATTGAGGGCTGCTTTTAGAACAGCCAATTCAATATTTAAACGAGAAATCTCATTTGAGAGATGTTTGATTACTTCTTGTGGGTTAATTTCCATAAGAGCACTCTAGCGTATTAAACGGCACCTGGTTTGGGAAGTGCACGCCATGCGGCTTCAAACTTCTCTGCGTCTTTAGCCATTTCAGGAGAAAGTTCTAAATGGAGCCACTTGCCCCCAAAAGAACCAGCGTTATCATCCTTGGTGAAAATTTTTACCCCTGCCTCGTTTTCACCTCTTGAGCACCTGAAACCTCTTCCATAGCCAGGCTTGCCATCCTTGACATCCTTATCAAAGGCGTAGTCGTGAATCTCCTCAATGCCTAGTTCCTTGGTGTATTTGATAAACCAATTCCACATTTCAACGCCAACCTTGCGATCCGTATAGCCGATGTCTACAGCGGCACCAGTTGCATGAACGCTGAGGTATTTCTCCATACCAGGGTCACCAATCTTTTTGCCTTCTGTTTTGGAGTTCCGCATCAATCTTGGGGAATAAATCCCCATATTGGTAGTTTTCCATCTACGCTTGCACAAATCAGCGAGTTTCTCAGTTCCAGGCTGTGCCTTTTTTCCGTCAAAACTTGGGTAATAAGAGTATTTTCTGGCCATAGTTACAGTTTACCCTAAATCAAGTGGAGTAAGTTCAGACCAATTTAGTAGTTCTTCATCCCATACCCATGCACCTTCTGGTTTTGCTATTGGTGGCTGCCAGTCAAATGAGTCATCTAAAACCCATGATGGATATGGAAATGGAGAAACAAATACATCGTTTACTTCGTCATATGTAAACCCGATACCAGCATATTGTTTGCGAATATTATTGTTGTAAGAAGTTTGAATCCAGCGACCACCAAGGTTATCTATCAACCACTGGTATCCTTCGTCAGATTCGTTGTTGTCTCCAACAGTAACTCTAAGAACAATGTTATTCTCATCTATTTCAGCCCAATGTGCCATTATCCACCTACCGCACTTCTTAAATAACGCACAACAACAATTCCTCTAGTTCCACTCCCACCTCCAGCGATTCCAGTACCGCCATTACCGCCACCACCTCCGTTTGGTCCTGCATTTGCACCGTTAACACTATAAGGGGAGTAACCAAAATAACTTGCACCACCATCTCCGCCGACCCCGTAAGTCGTGCCAAAAGCAGATATGCCTGGACCTCCAGTATTTCCTGAAGCAGCACCACCCGCACCTGAACCCGCACCCGCACCTAATGGACGGAGCACACCACCTGCTGCAGAGATACTAAGGGAAGTTATTGTTGTTGCAGAACCAGCACCTCCTGGTGTTCCTCCGTTGGATCCATACATGTTTCCGTTGCTGCCTCCCCCGCCAGAGCCAATAACAACAGCATGTAACCCGCCAGTAGCCAAAGATGTTCCGCTAGTAAGTACATACGAGCCAGCATTCCCTCCACTACCTTGATATGAAAAGTACCCTTCATAGCCATCGTACACATACGAGCCAGCAGCACCTCCTCCTCCTCCGCCTATCGCAAAGATATCCACACTGAGAGGCGCTAGAGAGTTCTCTAATGTTCCATTTGCAGTAAATGTCCTGTAATAGTAAGTAGCATCAGAAGTAAGCGCTCCACCAAAAACTACGGGATGAACACGACCTGATGAAACAATTCCAACAGTTGATGGCATTACCCAAGGTCTCCAACAAGCAAGTATTCATTGCTTGCGATACAAATAATTGATGCAGCCGAATATTGCGCCCGAAGTGTGTATGCAGGGGTTCCTCTTAGTGTTGCTCCAGAGCCTGCGCCAACGGTGAATGCTCCAGCGTTTAAGCGAGCAAGGTCTACTCGTTGACCAATAGCAAAATTAGTAGACCCAGTCAATGTGAGGGTACAAGCAGCAGTGTTATAAAGAAGTCTTCCTACACTAGACGAAGTTAGGTTCCCTGTTGTAAATGCAGACACTGTTTGTGCTGTTGACCAATCACCATTAGTGCCGTTAGTACCGTTAACAGCACTAGTAGGCATCCAAAATACATTAGTTAAATTTGCGTCATCAGAAGTAACAACAATTTGTGTACCAATAGATGGTACAGACCAAGGAGCACTACGACCAATATAAGAAATACTTACTTCTGAGTTAGCCCCCAAAAGAGAAGGTATTTTTACACGGATCTCTCCCGTTGCGCTACTGGAATAGGTGACAAGCGCCCTGTGGACGATAGATGGGCAAGAGTGCATAATTAATCCTTATAGTCCATTTAAAATTGACTTTTTATTAGCAAAGTGCCTAAGTTGGTTGTGAACATATGCCAACTGTTTAGGAGCCTGAATCTCAGCAAATTCTAAGACACGAGAAGTTTCAGTAAGTTCTACATACTCAGGAACTCCGTAGTATTCCCTAAATCGCAAGATTCCTACTTCTAATTCATCCAGTTCCTTCTGGCGCACTTCTTCATAATCCCAGATTCCTGGGTTTCGTGAAATAATAAAACTCAACGAACTAGACGCCATTCTCTTAAACAAGATGTCTGAAATACCAGCACTAAGGGGTGTGATGTTGTCAGGACGAATCCGTGCTTCAGTGCTTCCACTGATGAACTTACTAATTTGCATTGGGGTAAGTTCTTTAATTAGGGCTATTTCAGCCTCTGTAAAGAGAAGTGTTTCCATGTAGTTTTTAGCAGTAACAGCCGCATTTTCAATGCTGTTAAAAGGTTCGTCAGCAAGAACAGCCCATTCATAAATAAGGCGTAAAACTTCTTGAAAGGTGCGACCCACAACTGGAGCAATAGAGTTGTTTAATTTGTTAACAGCCAAGTCAGCCAATTCTGGTTTATTATGAGTATTAGATTCCACATACATAATATGTCCGAGACCTGCCACAGACATGAATGGCTCATAGGCAACAATTTCGGCAAGGCTGTTAACCAGTGGACTGTCTAGTTCTTCTACATAAAGGCTTTTTGGACCGTAATACCCATTATCACAACGCCAATCAGCACCGTCAATAACACCTGACCCAGAGAATATAAATGTTCCAGAAGTTGCGTCCACAGGACGGTCATACAAATCAATTATCCGTTCTACTGGGTAGAGGTTTAACACTTGTGTGACACCATCTCCAAATGCCACAAGGTTTTGAAGAGGTAGTTTTTGAAGTGGATGTTTCCATGCGGCAAGTAGTGATCCATCTTGCATTACAAAAACATCTACAAAGTCAACGCTTTCGTATCCAATTGGGGTTTGAATCCAAATGTCAACTTCCGTTGTATTTTTTGGAAGATGCTCTAATAGAAAGAAGACCTTGTGCGTAGACAAGACATCAAGTGTGAAGGGGTGTGTTTGAATCATGTTGTTCCTTTATGGTCCGTAGTATTTGAATGTTACACCGCCAGCAGTACCAGCACCATACCAGCCTTGTCCACCTGTTCCTACAATTGGACCACTACCTGCTGGAACTGAGCCGTTTGCTCCAGTGCTTTGTGTTCCACGACCCCCACCGCCGTTTCCACCACGAAGTCCATAGGCTCCACCACCTGCGCCACCTGCGCCACCATTATGACTTGCACTTCCTTGTGTAAAAGCATTGGCTCCTGCGCCATCTGTGCCACCACCGCCACCTCCAGCATAATATGAAGCATCCCATGAGTAAATAGGACTGTTGGGATTGTTACAAGAGTTGTATGCAGTACAGTTACCATATTTGTCTGTTGAAGCACATCCACATGAAGGGTCATTCCATTGGTTGTAACCCGATATATATTGATAACCATAGGTGTTGCTTCCACCGCCGTATGCAGGGTTGGTACCTGTACCAACGGCACCACCAGTACCTGTTGGGGCACTGTTAGCACCAGGGTGTGCACCAGCACCACCCCCACCTGCTGTATAGGTTGTGTCACCAATAACTAAAGTTGAAGAACCGCCTGCGCCTGCGCCACCCGTGCCTCCGCCACCGTTTCCGCCTCCACCACCGCCACCTATAGTTCCTGTAATGTTCTGTGTTGCAGTAGCCGAAGATACTTTAGAAGCAGCAATCCTGTAGCCACCGCCACCGCCACCTGCGTAGTTTGCACCACCACCTGCTCCATAAATGAGCATTTCATAAATAGTTGGGGCTATTGCTGAACCACCAGTTGGTGTTATAGACGGAATACTTACTGTGTATGAACCTGCGGAGGTATTAAGGTATGTCTTCAAACTCCAAGTAGTAAAGGTTGTATTAGAAGATGTTGTAGAGCCAACAGAGTTAGTTGCTATTGCACGAACATAGTAAAGGGTGCCAACAGCAAGACCTGTTTGGTTAGAGTAAACAGATTGACTTCCACCATTAATACCTGTAATAGTTGCACCATCAGTCCATGTAGAACCATTAGTGCTGTACTGGAACTTAACGCTAGTAGTTGCGTTGTTAGGGGTTACTGTTGCGTTAAATGTGGCTCGGTCTTGGTTAAAGTTAGTAACAGCACCAATAGTTATCGTAGGGGCTATAATAGTTACCGCACCACCAAAAAACCCACGGCGGATTGGCATTATGCGCTCAAATCGCCAATAAGGACATAACTGTTAGAGCCAATACAAAACAAAGCCGCACTTGAATACTGGGTTCGTAAGTTCAATCCAGGCGTACCAACAAGTGTTGCACCACCAGCCGCAACTGTTACTTGACCATTCCCAAGGCTTAATAAATCAATGCTTTGACCAGCAGTTAATCCGAGTGATGTGCCAACAGTTACGGTAACGGCTGAAGCATTATTTAATGTAACCATCTTACCCAAATCAGCAGTCAACAATTGATAGGTAGTTCCTGTTTGTGTGTTGACTACTTGTGCTGTAGTAAAATCTCCAGTAGCACCTGTAGCACCTGTAGCACCTGTAGCACCAGTAGCACCAGTAGCACCTACATTGCCAGCAAGAGAAAAACTCCATATGCTATGAGTCCCAGAACCACCAACCGTATCTACAGTCATGGTTAAGGTAGATAGCGATACCGTAATAACGCCTTCCATGTAGTTTGTTGGTGATGTTGGATTTATTGCTCGTGCTCGTTGACCAGACTGGTATGCGTTTGGAGATGGAGATGAAATGGTAAAAGTTTTTGAGCCAACTCCAATAGTGTTTGATGTAGTAGAAGTAACACCAAAATATCCAGCACCAGCGTCACCAGTAGCACCTGTAGCACCAGTTTGTAAAGTGAAATCAAAGATTGCTGCTGATGATGTTCCAGAGTTTATAACTGCTGCTGTACCTGATGAAACAGTACCTACTGCAATAGTTGCAGCCGATCCTGTAGCACCAGTATTACCAGTAGCACCAGTTGGCCCTGGAGGACCAGTAAGGTCGGTGTAGATGACAACCCATTTTTCTCCATCCCACTTCCATGTCTTACCAGAAGCAGTGTGGAGGTCGTTTATGTTTGGAGAGTTTGGAAAGTCAATTGCCATAATCAATACTTAATGATGTAGTTGAGTGCTAGAAATGGGTTCATTAAACCAAGTGCGGTGTTTGTAAATCCACCGTTGCCTGAATCAAAAGCACCTATATCTGTATTGTGTGAGTGCCCAGCGTCATTAATTGCAACTTTGGGCGTTGCCCCGTAACCAGTCTCTTGCATTGTGTATGTTCTACTCATACCATGAACATGTTCATCAGAACCAACAACTGCGCCATTACTAATTGAAGACCCAGTAGAAGATACTCTTGCTCTTGCGGTACCTGAAGCAGCGTCTGTTACAAAATAGACTCCGTGGGCGTGAGCGCCATTTAATAGTGTATTAAAGTTGCTGTGATAGTGTTCCATGCCATGAGCATGGTCTACGGACATGTTGCCAGATGTTGTATTTGTTGGGTCAATAGAGTGAACATGGGTTGGAAGGTTGCCTGAAGCAATAACAACGCTTTCAGCGCCACCAGTTGCTGCAAGCGCTCTTGTTGTTAGACCAGTTCCAGAACCAGCGCCGATTGGCATACGACTACGCATGTCAGGAACATTAAAAGTAGTTGTACCATCCCCACTGCCGTATGTTGTTCCTATCAGTGCAAACAAGTTTGCATAAGTTGTTCTGCTTACTGCTGCTCCGTTGCAGAGAAGCCATCCTTCTGGCGAAGTTGCTCCAGCGTATGGCATTAATCCGCCGACTGGAATTAGGGGGTAGCCACCAACAACATTGTCATCAGCAACGGCAATGCCTTCTTTAACTGTAAATCTTGTTCTTGCCATTTCTACTCTCCGTCCGTTACAACAGGGTCAGGCTTGACTGTCCATAAATCGGTTGCACTATTTAAATCCCAGTTACTCCACGAAAGAGGACGACCCGATTCTGGGGTTACTGGTAGTTGAATGGTGTTTTCAAGAGGATAAGAAACAGTAGAAGTAATATCTCGCATCTCTTGTCTCCAAATACGCCAATCGTTTTTAATTTCTTCAGAAAGAGGACAGTCTGGCATTTGTGTCCAGTCTGATTCTTTTAGAAGAACATCACGCATTTCACGAAGTGCTTGAGCAAGTTCTTCTTGTGTCTGTGCCCCTTGCCCTGTTGTTGAAAGTGTCCAACCATAAATTTGAATTAACATTTTATAATCCTACCAAACTAGAAATAACTTTAACATATGCACTGGTAGTAGCAGCATCAGTTACGGTTGCCTGAACGAGAACATCAGAACCACTAATAGAAGTAGAGATTGCTAGTGGGATGCGAGTAGCACCTAACTCAATAACACCATACTCGGCAAGGGTTGGCGTAGTTCCGTTGTGAATTAATAGAATCTTTGACACGGTGTATTTTGACCCTTGAGTAACTTGAATAAGGAATTCACCGCTTCTCATGGCTGTCTTATCAAATCTAGTAATTGTTGTAGCGCTATTAGTTGTAAGTGTTGTTTCTTGAACAGAGCCAGATCCACCACCGTTTATTTCTACCCAAACAGAGTCGTAATAAATAAACATTTTACCAGTGTCTGATTCAAACCAAAAAGCGCCAGCAGACGGAGATGTTGGGGGCGTATCAGAAATGGTGATACTTGCTCCAGAAGCAAGAGTATTTGCTACCCACAGCGACCCGTTGTATGTTAAAACTTGTCCTGCTGTTGGATTTGAAAGTGAAACATCATGCAATTCATCTAGTTCATAACCATTTTGGGTGGCAACATAGATAATTCCGTTATTTGTTGCACGAACAACAACGCCAACAAAAACAAGGTGTTCTGGGGCGGTTGGTTTTGTTTTTGTAAACGCACCATCTTCTCCAAGCCATAAAACATCTCCAGAAGCGTACCCAGTAGAAAGGTTAATGCCGTCTACATATCCACGAGTAACTACTGGACCATTTTCTGACGCAGCAATTGGGGAGGCAACCAATCCAACTGTTTTGGCAGATGTTGCATCAGAGTCATTATCTGCTCTTTTTACAGTTGCATGGTCTCCTGTTGCTCCAAAAAGGTAAACAACAGTTCCAGTAGTAAGTGTTGTTGCCTCAGCATTACGAACATAAGTTGCGTTTGAAGCATACTGGTTAACCCAATTAGTGCCATTATAAACAAGAGATTCATACTCTAATGGAGATGTAATGACAACATCTGAAAGGTCATCAATAGAACCAACAGTAGAAGAAGTGCCTGGAACAAACTTAGTTCCGTTGTATTTTAATACTTGATCACTTGTTGCGCCAGCAGGGTCAATTTCAACGCCCTTGACAAATAAAGATTTGAGAAAGTTAGCCATAATAGTCCTCTGTTAAGGTAGCACAGGGCTACCCTAAGCCAAGATTACTACTCGGTATTGGTTAGCAGTTGGGGCTGTCGCAAAGTATAGGGTAGTTGTGCTACTGGTGTTGACAATGTCAGCGTAGACAACTTCACCAGATGATACTTCATAAACACTAACTACTAAATCTGCGGTTGCAAGACCGTGTGTAATTGCATAGGAAGTAGCCGATGTAGAAAGAGTTTCAGAATGCTTTTTCTTTGTCCATACAGGAGCGGATGCGCCTGCAATAAGGGCAAACCCCGCAGTTCCAAGTGCAAGGGTGCTTGTTGTAGCAGAACCTGTTTGATAGACAATTGAACCAGCGGCCCCGCCAGTAACATTGGTTGCTGTTGTAGTGGTTGCAGAGTTACCTGTGTACTCAGTTGCTGACAGAACTTGAGTTCCAGCAACTTTAATTACTTTTCCAGATGCAAGGTCAATATGCTCAGAAGATGTCCAAGACGATGTAGCGGATACCCAGTTCCATGTCTTATCTCCACCAGCACCAGCCAGCAGGGTAATACCACCACCGTCTGCGGTGCTATTAGTAGGAGTGGCTACTGCACCAAGTTCAAGGTTTTTGTCATCCACAGTAATTGTGGTGCTAGAGATAGTAGTCGTTACACCGTTAACAACAAGGTCACCAGCAATAGTAACTGTTCCAGAAGCATTACCTAAGTTAAGAGTAGTTGCCGCACCACCAAAGTTAATTGTGGTAGCCGTGGTGTTAAGTAAATCAAAAGAAGTGCTACCTGTGGTAAGCGAGGTTGTAATTGCAGGACTGGTACCAAATACAAGGACACCAGATCCAGTTTCATCAGAAATGACTCCAGCCAGTTCAGCAGATGTAGTAGCCGCAAAAACACTTAACTTGTCAGTTGTCTTAGCAACATTAGTGATAGCGCCAGAGGCACCATTGACCGTTGTAACGCCCGTAGAGGATGTTAAATAGGTTGTGGTGTCTAGTGTCCATGTGTCAGCAGCAGTTTTGTAAAGAAAGCCAGAGGTGCCTGCAAGTGCGGCAATTGCTGTGAGGTCAGCGTCAGCAGGTTGCCAAGTGCCAGAAGCACCAGATGAAAGTTCTATCCACGCTGTACCGTTGTAATACTTGAGTTTATTTGCACCACCGTTGGTATCAAAGTAGATACCACCAGCCTTAGCATTGGTTGTAGGTGGTGTACCAGCATTATGAACAACGGCATTGAGGAGTTCATTGCCATTGATATTGACATTATTTAGAAACTTTGACATTTAAATCCTCACGAAAAGTATGCTTTTCCACCAAAACTGGCGGAAAATGAAATAGAAACTTGGTTCTCTGTTATATATAATACATCACCTATGACTAAGTTACCGCCGTTATCAACCACGCTTACAGACGGAAAAACCCCCAAATTGTGAGAAATAGTCCATGTGGACGCTGAAACACTTTGAACATGGACATAGGTACCACCAAATGGTAAAACAAAATTAAGTGTTTGAGAAGGGGCCGTTCCTGTAATGGTGACAGCCGCTGTGCCAGTGGTTACGGTACCAACGGCAAGGACATTAGCAGGTCCAGCCACACCTGGGTCATGAACCTCTAATACTTGATCTTCAGGTTCGTTAACAATAGAAACATTCTTTTTTTGAGTTACTGTTACATATTTAGTGGGTTGGCGTGTTACTTCTACACTACTCATGTGGGGGGTGTGGAAATGGATGCTTCAACCACAAGAGTTCCTGAAGCAAGACAATCCCAATCTCCTGCTGAATCTTGGACAAATAGGTCGTAAGAGTAAGAGCCAGATGCTACGGTGTTTTGGTCTGAGATGTGTAGTTCAAGTGTTCCTCCTGCTTTTGGAGCCAAATAACCTCTTCGGTTGGCAGGAAGGGCGATAATAGTAGCCTCGTTAGGAACTGTGGAAAACCAACGAAGGTCAACAACGGTTGTACCACTACCATTTTTAGCCTGCATAAAGGCGCTCTGTACGGTAATGATATTTTCCTCAGAGTCTCTCCAAGTGAAGGTACGGCGATAATCCGTGCGTTGCTTATAACGGATTTCCATAGCCTGTGAGTCCTCCAAGGGCGTAATATTGTCTAATGCAGATACAGTAATTGTACCTTTTGATACTGGTTGCTGAATGCCACCAACTGTGGCTAAAACATCGTAGTTTAATTCACCTAGTGGTAGATCTTGTGTTTCTTCTGCCGTGAGGCACAAAAGAATACCATTTTCAGTAGTTAAAGTAATTGTAATTTCTGCAATGGTTATGTCACCAGTTTTGATGTAGGCACGAGCATCAGTAGGGCGTTGCAAACGGTGGGAACGCCGATCTTTTACAATGATGAGCCGTTCCCAAGGAAGCCCTCGTGACAGGGTGTAGTTAACGGTGCGAATGTTTTGCGCCATATACCTATTCTACTTCAGTATAGGGTTACTCGCCGCCTTTACCAAAACCAGACAGGATATGCACCGTCAGGGCAACTCCACTAATCCACAGGCCGTAGGTGCGCACTTGTCCAGACAGGGTAATTAAAACTAACGCTGTGCCAGCAAGGGTAAAGGCTAAACCTTGGAGTTCTTCAAAAAATCTATTCATTGTTGCTTCCTACTAGGGGTTGATGACTGAGAACCACTGGTGGACGAAGAGACAGGAACTACTGGTGCCATAAATAATACCCCAGTTGCGGCAACTAAGATTTTTCGTTGCATAACATTGATCGTGGAACCACGGGGCACATATTTATCAAATTTTCCGCCAAAGATGTTAATCTCCTCCTCAAAGGAGGCTTTAACTTCATCGGAAGCGCCAGATACAGCGTCAACCAATTGGTCGGCTTGAGCGTCTGTAAGACTAGATACATCTACAGAGTCAAAGATTTCAGTTGCTTGGTCTGCTGTTACTGACTGGAGCACATCTGGGTTGGTGGCAAGAGCAGTTGCTTCTTCGGCACTGACACCTTCTTCAATAATGTTTTCCACAGCCGCTTGTACTTCTGATTGTGGAAGCATACTGATAGCGCCTAATAGAGCAGTAACTTCTGGGTCAACTTGTGGTAGTTCAGGAGTTATAGGTGCTAATGTGGTCGTAGTCGGAACCGTAGTGGAGGTTGTAGATGTTGAAGATGTTGTTGTCGTGGTTGCCACAACCACAGCAGGCACAGTGCTGGTCGTGGTGGGAGCGACTGAGGTCGTGGTGGTTGGCGCAAGAGTTGTTGAAGTTGTCGTTGTGGTTGTCGGCAATACTGTTGTGCTGGTTGTTGTCGTTGTGGTGGTCGTTGTCGTAGATGTGGAAGTGGTGGTGCTTGTTGTGGTCGTTGACGATGTTGTTGTGGTTGTCTGTTCTACTGTGGTAGTTGTCTGCATAGACCCAACACCATTGAACCCCAGTTCATACTGTAAATTCCAGCCTCCATTTGTGCGCCAAGCGTTAGGGTCGCCACAACAAATACCAGCCCTAAGCCGATAACGACCAGCAGGTACGGCTATAGAGATGTACGACTGTAAACCATACGAGTCATCATTCGCTGCGAGTTGTACGCCTTGTTCGTCATAAAGCCACAGCATCGGGTCTGAGTTGTACCCAGTAACCATGTAGGTTTGCGCCACAAATTGTGTTGGTTCTGAATAGTCAAACCAAACATCTGTTGGTTCTGTGATTATTAAGTTTTCGGCTTTTACGGGGGCCGAATAGAATCCCAAAAATGTGAGCATTACCCACAAGAAACAACTTGTAACCCGTACACGGGATTTAAGCATTAGACAATTATAGTTCAGTTATGTGTTCAGGATTTACAGATCCAAAGTGCCGTACTGCACCTGTTTGGCGCAAAGAATTCTTCCAGTCTGTTTCTTTATCTGTCAATTTAGACTCATCATATTTTCGTTCAGATGACCCAGAATATGAAAATGGAATGCGAAAAGAGTTTAAGTCAACTCGTAAATTTCGTGGGCTGACCGCAAGTTTAAGAACTGCACCTTCTTTGTAGTTAGAAGCGTATCTACTTGCTAATTCACGGTCAGATGTAAGAAAAACATGTTCTTCATCTTTAGCAGGATTATTTGGTTTTAATCCTTCGTTTTTAATTTGTTCTGCCGCATTTCTAGATGTACCGTGGTACAGGTGAATTCGGAATTGACTACCGTTTGGAACAGGCATATTATGGTCTGTAGGTAGCGCCAGTAGGACCAAGTTGCACACCTGACATTCCTGATGAAACATCAGAACCTGTTTTTGCATCAGTTACAGACCCTGGACGAATTTTAAGTTCTTTATCAACAGGATCTAAGGGCATAGGGTGGACAATACCCTCAATAAAGGTGTTTCGTGTTTTTCCACGGGTGGGGTTACTTAAATGATTCTGAAGTTCCCGCTGGTTAACTTTCATTTGTGAATCTTTTAAATAAATGTTATCTGTTTGACCAACAACTTTTCCACCAACAAGGACACTGTAGATAGGTTTGTCTAATTGCGTGGTTGCAGGAGTATGCATGTGCACTTGTGCTTTAGTTCCTACAAGATCCCCTAAACCTACTTCACTTAACAGTTTTACAGGAACGCCACGAACGGTGTACATTTCTTTAAACTGTGGACCATCAGGTATTGGCATTAGTAAATTTTACTTCTTTTTCCTAATTGGTGTGCCACGGCGAAAGAATACTTCTTGTTCCATAGGAGCAACACTAAGAATGTCTTCATGGGGTACTAACTGGATATGAAGCCTGCCCTTGTTTATTGAGGCGTCCTTACTGCTCCTACCGCTGTTTACTTCTTCGTTCCAGTTTGGGTCAACAGAGCCACTGGCATATTTAGCGTTTTTAGGAATATCTCCACGATGGTAAACAGTTACATGTTCAGGGACACCTGTCCCTTTCATCATTTCATGTAAAAAGTCTGGATGATCTGTGGACCCAGCATTTGGGTTTTGACTGTCCATGCGACTAAGTGCCTCTGTGGGAAACTTTGCAGGAGAAAAAACTGAAGATTGTGACCAAGCACTTACTTCACTAGGTGGTTTCCTAATATCATTATGGCGATCTTCATACTGGTCCACTACTGAATCAGGCGCTTCTTCAATATTCTTTTGCCACAAGTTATACCACTGTGGACCATCTGGAGCAGGCATACAATCATTTTACCAGAGACACGAAGAGGGACCGCCCTCAAGCAGTCCCCCTCGGTGGGTTAGACCTCAGTAGTAATTATAGCAAAAATGAGAATTAGTGAGAATCAATAGACTCCCTAGTCTTCTTCAATTATTGGTATCTTTTTAATACCTAAATCACGAGCCGCCACTGCACGGTGATGACCATTTTCTAGTTGACCTTTACGGACTTCAAGTGGTTCTTTAATACCATTTTTAGCAATGTCATCTTTTAAGGAATCGTAGTGGTGTGCATCAAATGATATATCGGGGTCTATTTGTCCCACTGTGTAGTAGTTGTCGTCATTATCACTAGGAAAATCTAGGGCAATCAAAGCACGCAATTGCTCTTGGTTAATGTGTTTGCTGGCGCTCATCAATAAACTCCCTCACAACAAGAGTCCCTAGAGCCACAAGATTCGCAGACATAATGAGCGTGTTCAGGGCGCATTTGACCGCCACACCACACACATTGCTCAGACAGGTCACAGGAGACTTCATCTGTCATGACACTATCAGAATGATGTCCCAGGAACTAGCGGCTACTTGAATGGCCTTAGATAAGGAAATGTGCTTATATCCACTTGCTTTGGCTAGATTTGTAGCAATTTTAATGGCATCACTGATAATTACAGTGTGCACAGGATATGTTACAAACATTATTTAATATTCTGCGGAGGTTACACCAGAGTCAGAATCAAGTAACTGTGTCCAAAGGCCGTGGTTGGTGCAATCCACACAACCTTCTTCACTACAACCACAACGGGCAGTAATGGCTTTTGCAAAAGCGGCTTGGTTTCTTTGACCACGAGTCAAGAATCCACGCCTGCCCCCTCCACTTGTTTCACCA